TGGATCAAGAACAACACCAGAAGACATTAACGGAATGTATGGGCAATAGAATGCCGCCGCATCTGCTTCTGATGATCCTTTGTAACCGATCAATACATCTGTTGAATCAGCCGCATATGTGTCAACATATACTTTCATCGCACTGTTTAAAGTTCCAACCATTTTTTGGTTAGTTGGTGCTTCAAACGTACCTTCAGTTGTTCTTGCGAACGCAGAAGTTGTAGCAGACTGAAGTACTGTTAATGCTAATGGTGATACCACAGCAAAATTACCAGCACCACGTCTTGTGTTCTGTGCGATTTTGTTAGCCGCTCTGTTGATTAATACAGCCAATGCCGCGTGTTCATCACCTACGAAAGTCGCAGTTCCTGATACAGCCGCTTGGTTGTATGTTCCAGATGATTGAGCACCTGCTAAAGATCTTAATGAGTTGATGATCTCTTGATCAATCTCAGCAGTAATCTCTTGGGCTAATGCCGCCATGATTTCTGCTTCTACATCAATACCTTGTTGTGCTTGTGCATCTTGAGCAGATTCAAATGTCCATCTTGCTTGTAACTTACGAGTTTTTGCTTCAACTGTTTGTTTCAAGATTTGGATTGACATTGCTTTACCACCAGTACCTTCTTTAGTCGCTGTTGCATCTGCTTTTCCGTCTGGATCAGCCGCATCGTTACCTGAATAACCTTGAGCGATTTTGAATGGTGATAATGCTTCTTCACCTGCTACTACGCCGCCGCCTGAAGTGGCAGTTTCAGCGTATCTTACTCTTAGAGTGTGGATTTGACCAACTGGACCTGTCATTGGTTGTACACCAACTAATTCGTTTGCGATCACAGTAGGCATAACCCTTCTGATCACCGGTAGGATCACTCTGTTTAAAGTAGCCACGTTACCTGCCGATGTAGCACCTGCAGTTGCCGACTCTGACAAATACTTTCTAGTATTTTCTAAAGTCGATTCCATCACGGCTCTTTTATTGCCTGATAGACCTTCTAATAACGCACTCTTTGTATCCTGCCAGCGAGTTTCTGTTAGTTCTGACATTGTGTTTTTCTCCTTTTTTAGATTCCCGCCAGTCTTTTAATGTCAACTAGATTAGAGTTGAACTGACTGCCGTTTACAATGTTAATTTGTTTGTCGCCTGTTACTTCTGTGCCTTCTTTTAACGCCTGTTTTTTCGCTGGAGTCCTACCGTTTAATACAGCCGGTATGTACTTTTCGAATTGCTTTCGTAAAGCACCCGTCTGTACACTCTCCAGTAGATTGTTCATTATATCTTTTTGTTCAGAGTTCAATGGTTGTATTAACTCATTGATCACTTTTTCTCTCTCTGCCGCTTCTTTGATTTCAGCAATTTCTTTTTCTTTTGCTTCGATCATTTTTTGTTTCTCTTCGGCAGTCTTCTTCGCTTCTTCCGCCTGTAGTTTCGCTATGTCCACTACTTTTAGAAGTTTGGCTGTTTCACCTTTTTCGTTCAAGAATGATTGTGTGTACTCTTGAGCGTAAGATTCAAACAGTCTGCGACCAAAGTCATTTTTGCGAGCCGCGTCAATGTCTTCTTTTAATGAAGCAATCTCTTTTTTAAGAGTTTTGCCCACTACTTCTGACACTTTTTCAGCACCTTTTTTCACAAAGTTACTTCTAACTTTTTCAAAATGTGCTTTCGCTTCTCTGATAAGACGTACTTTTGTTTCAGCAACGTCTTGTTTGTCTTTTTGAAATTCAGCGATTTCTTTAGATAGAGCTTCTACCACGAATTCCTCAAGTTTAACAAAATTTTCTGCTATCACTTTTTGGTCTGCGTGTAACTCAGCAATTTCGCCTTTAAGTTGTTCAAACACAAATGACTTTAACTTGTCTGAATGCTCACGGATTTGAGTAGCATACTTAACTTTTTCTTCAGCAAGTGCTTTCTTGTCCGCCGCAAACTCTGCCATTTCTGCTTCGATTCTTTCAGATACCATTTTGTCAACAGCGTCTGTTAAATTTGCTTTGTCGTGTTCATACTTCTCAGCAAATTCTGAACGAAGTTCAGCAGTGGCAGAAAGTTTGTTTTCTTCAACTTTCTGGTTCCATGCTTGTTCAATTTCTGCTCTGATCTCTTCCGAAACTGCGTTGTTTTCAAAAAGTGATTTCAGTGCTTCTAACATTACATTTTCTCCTATTTAGATTGGAGTTTTCCAATTATGTTTATTAGTTGTTCTTTAAGATATTTTTGTGCCTTTGTGTCCCTTGCTGTGTTAAATGCTTTTAAACCACCTCTTGTATTCATCAGATGTTCGTAGATTGGTTCAGGATATGCTCCTGGCGCCGATGGTTGTGCTACGATGTCCACGGTGATTATTTCAAAATCTGATACTTGTCCGGATCCGTCTTCTTTGACGTTACCAGAACCCCTACTAGACACACCCAGTTTCACTCCGCTTTCCAGCATTGTTTTAACCAGTTGGCCCATAGGGGTTGGTAATATTTTCAATTTTCCGTATCCGTTCGGTCCGTCCATCCACATTTCATTCACCATGTGGCTGACACGGTCAAGGTTGATATTAAGTCCTTCTGGATGATCCACTTCGCCTAACAC